CTTCATATGATTATCAACTCGCGCAGATACTTCCACATCAAATTTATTAGCAGCAGTAATTATTTGCGCTAATTCATCACCAGAGGAAAAACCGTTAGCTTCTGCAATAAACTCAAAATGCAGTTCTTCATCAAGTTTCATTTTGCTATCAGCGTACCGCTTAGCTACAGACTTGGCATCTTTTTTGAAGTCAGCAGATACCTGGTCAATAGCCAAATATACTGGGTCTTGTTTTAGCTCATCAGTTATTTGGTTAGTGGCCTTTTCTCGTTCGGCTTGCATTTCTTCAGATTGTTGCCGCTCAATCTCTTGCATTTTTTCAGCAAGTAATATTTCCTCTGCTTCGGCTTTAGCTTCAGCAATAAACTTATCATATTTGGCTCGTTCCTCATGAGAGAGCTCTTCTGGATTAACAACAAATAACTTACGATACTCTGCCATTTGCTCAGCCTGGGCAATCTCTTCCTCAGTAGCTACCATTCTGTCCATAACTTCGCGAACTTCTAGCGAAACGTCCTGACCAATACCACGCTGATAAACTTTAATAAGCCAGTTTTTGAACATGCGAAAAGCCCTAAGCAGGCCGTTAGTTGGAGCTTTTCCGTCCATAAGATACTTTTCAAACCCTGTAGCAAACTTTTCTTGAACAAGAGTTTTTTCAGTATCGCTCAATTCTGCAAAGGGCTTATCATAACCAGCCCAATTAATAACCGTCATAACGTCTTTTAATGCTTGATCAGGAGCATTCTCCATTGCAGATAATTCAGCTAAATTCTCAAAGAAATAATGTGACATTTCATGAATAAAAGTTGATCTGTCTGCGTTTGGTGTAAGAGTAATTACTGCCTGATTATCCCCAATAGCAATATTGCCACGGATAATCGGCGGTTGTTGAGTATAAGCCATTTCTTTGCCGTTCCAGACAACAATAGCATCATCAGGCATGTTAGGTGCAGTTAAGCGCCGTTGCTCTGGCGTTAAATTAGCGCGGCTGGCTGTATCTCTGGCTTCAACTTCACCGGCAAGGCGTTGGTATTGATCATTAGGAGAAAGGATTTTTCTATCTTCTTGTAACCTGTATTTTTGACTTTCAAGGTTGAATATTTTAAGATCAACAGATTCAAAATTAGCCATTTGTTCTGTAAGTTCTGACTGCCTTTTTTCTTCTTCGGTTGTTAATTCTCGCTCTTTACTCTTTAAATAAAGCTGATTACTTTCACGGTAAAGCCTAGCATAATCTTTATTTTCTGCTAATGTTTTACTTATCTCCTTGTCGAGTTTTTTCATTTCACTGTCCGTTACATCAAGGTCACGAAACATGCTAGGATTGCCACCTCTAGCAAAGTTCTCATTATTTTGTATAACGTGTTGAATTTCATGTAAAAGTGTTTCCTTCGTTTTATCAGGAGATAAAGAACTATTAATTTCAATGGTGTTTGTAGAAGCATGATAAGCGCCATTCTCACCGCCTGACATCTTACTAAACACTACTTTTGTATCAGCAATAGCAGGATAAGCCTTGTATAAAGAAGGATGATTTAATACATTGCCAAGAGTAGCCGATTTTACAGTTTCAGCTTCAGCGACAATAGAGTCAGCCCTATCTAGCAATTGCTGTTTTTCAGGTCCATCAGCCATTTTGCTGGCTTGTCTCATAGTGGTTTTTAATTGCTTTTCTAAACTACTAACTTTCGAATCAACATCAATCAGCGTAGCCTTTGAATCATCAATTTCAAAGCGCCACTTATTGTCCATACCCTTATGCCAGCCTGTTTCCTGGCGAATGGCTTCCATATCAGCGCCTTTAATCTCTAACTGTCTAGCTTGATCTAATTGGTCAGTGTCAGCAGTTTCAGCATTAGTACCAGCGTATTGATTAAGTGAGGTCGACTGAGGATTACCCATGCGGCCTAAAATGCTGTCAGCATATTCATTAATGCTAGGTTCATCACCATTTCCTTGTTTTCGGCTTAAAGCTTCCTCTGAATAGTTTATAGCCCCTTCGCCTGCATACCAGGCAATAGCCGCACCTCTTGCACCATACTTGTCATAGTACTGTTTGAGCTTAAATCTAGCTACGACCTCTTGATTTTCAGGGGTCATTGGCGAACCTTCGGGGAGTCCAGCTTCTACAGACCAACTAGGCCAGTTGTCAGGCATGATCTGATATTTACCAGCCGCACCGGTACGGGAATTAACAGCATCATAATTACCGCCTGACTCTTGCCCTGAAATAGCAGCAATAAAAGATTCAAAGCCACCTTGCTCTTGATTATTAATTTCTCTGCGCTGGACCTTAATAGGTCGCTGATCATACAATTCTTTACCTGTTTGCCCACTCTTAGTGCCAGCAACATCAAACATCTTAGCTGCTAAAGTTGCATTAGTTGCCGCTTCTTGCTTACTGTAACCAACGCTAATAAGTGAAGTATAAACCTGGTTATATACATAGTCATTTGCTTCAACTTTGGCCTGCGCTGCCTGAGTTTCGGCATTATTTTGATCAGTCTGTTCACCAATTGACGATAAATATTCTTTAGCATCACGATTGCTCATGCCATCAACTTCAAACTTGGCAGTATCAAGCAGTGTTTTGTATTGCTCAGTACCTGCAAATTTGGTGACAAACTTTTCAAGTGGAATTTGAAGCGGTGCGCCTGTAGCCGTAGCTTCAGTTATTTGGTTTTCGTCAATGCCTAAGTCACCTTTAATCTCATTTAAGTCCTGGCCGCTTTGCGCTAATGTGCGAATCAATTCATCTGCCGACACAAAGACAGAATCAATACCGCTCTTTTGCTTTACTTCCTTAAGAAAACTTTCTTGCGCTTGTGGCAATCTCTCCTTAAGCTTTGACTGAGCAACAACGTCCCCAAGTTCCTGCAATCCTTCCACGGTTGTTTGCGCCCTCTTGGCTCGTTGCGCATCAGTTAGTACTTTAGCACCACCACCGACCAAAGAAAATGGCACCGATATAGCACCAGAATACAGTCCATCCCGGGTAATGTTGGCAAAATCATCAATAAACATTTGAATACGTTCTTCATTTGATTTACCTTCAGACTTAGCATATATCTCTGCCGCAGCCTGAGGGTATTGCTGAATAAACTCAGTCGCAAATTCAGTTCCCAATACAGTAGCCATTTCTTTTACTTTAATTCCAGTTGGTGATGTTGGTTTAAATAGCCTTGTCAGTTTTCCTAAAGAAAATTGTTCAAGCGGTGCCTGAATAGCAGCATCAACTACACCTGCTGTGAATGCCCTTTCAGTACCAACGCCTTGTTCTTTTAAGTTCTTATAGTCACCGCCAGCTATTTGAGCAAACATAACGCCAGTAGCTATAGGAGCGCCACCAGCAGCATAAGCCGCTATCTGCGTTGCAATCTGTGGGGAGTTTCGCGCAACGTCCATTACATACTTTTGAACAGTAGAGCTATTAGCGTACATTTCTTTGTAACGTGGATCTTCTTTTAATAATTCCGCATTTGTTACATCACCAAAGAATGTGCCAGCATTTTGCAGCTTTTCTCTGCCGCCTACGTCATACCACTGCTGATATTCAGGGGGTATGTTTTCGCGATTACTTACTGACTTTTCTGCAAGTGTGCTAAATAAGCCAGAAAAAAAAGATGTTGTGTTTTTCACAACGTCTTTACTACCTTCCTTGAAGCTTGTTCCCATTTTAGAAAGTATACCTTCTGTTTTAACCATATTATCAAGGTTATCCCTGGATACAACTGCATTTTCAGGATTAATTAAGAACTTAGCTGTCCCCGGGTAATCACGTTCAATTTGAGCAATGCGGTCAGGTGTTGGATTCATGGCAAACTGTCTTGCTTGGCTTTGGTTAGCGGCAACATCAGCAACGGAGGTATTAAGTGACCTTGCAAGACGTATTTGCTCAGCCGCAGTATTGGGGTCTGAATTAACCACTTGTTTTAATGATTGACTTAGCGGCGATCCTTGGTCTGGTAACTGGCTATAATCTATTTCAAAACCGATATTATCAGCCATTGTCTAACCTCCCTGTTGTTGCCTTGCTTCAAACTGACTTTTAACATTCAGTAAATTATTTACTGTAATTAGATCCGGTCTACCTTGTGCAATCCATTGCTTAGCTGTTTTTAACAAGATTGGATTTGCATTAAAATCAATCTGATTGATAGCCCAAATAGTAGTTCCTTCGTCTTGGTAATCACCCGTACGCTTCATGTTAGTACGGAGATTATCAACAACATCATTGCCAAACTGCATTTTGTACTCACCGATCTGATAAGCACGGTTCATTTCTGTTGATCGGAAAGATTGTGTTTCATTGGTGGTTCTTTCCCACCAGCCTTTACTAACATCCTTATCAACCCAATTTTGCGCAGCAGCTTGAATTTCTTCGCCTTTTAGGTTTTGTGTTTGAACAAGGATATTAAAATCAGCCATATTCGAATCATAATCTTCTTTCTTCGAGTACTTGCCTTTAAATATCACTTCGGCCTTATCGTGATAGATTCTGTCTGCTGCTTTATCCTTTTCTTGCTTCTGCGAAGTGTCTTGTATTTTACCTATAAGCCTGTTGGAATCGGGTAAAGTTAGTTTGTTGGCATCACGATACTGAAGCACGATATCTTCAGTAAGTTCGCCTTTAATGGCTAATTTAGATAGCTCATTGTACACATCAGAAGACGTTCGATCAATATCCTTCTCAAAACGCTTTTTAGCTAAATCATCAAGCTTAAGTTTTTCAGTAGGATCCTTTGCAAGTTGAGCGGACAGCTTTAAAGCTTCATTATAGTTAGGTGCTGACAGCACTGCGTTTTCGACACCTTTAAGCCTCTGAGTGTCTTGGCGCTTTTCTTCCTGGCGCATTTCAGTAACATTACGATCATGCCACTGTACAAAGCGCTCTCCGCGTTCACCGCCAATCTTTTTACGAATTTCTTCACTGGCGGCTGCCGTATCATACCCATACTTAGCAAACATAGCTTTAGATAATCCGGCTGCATCGTCATAGAAAAGAGCGCCTTCTACTTGCTGCTTAATCTTAGGCTTAACAGTAGGATCAATAAATGCCTCTGCTTTAGGCCAATACTCGCGTAATGCAGTCATATTGTTATCAGCAATCATTTGTCCAACCTTACCGACACCAATAGAAGAAGTTATTTTAGTCTTTTCATTATCAAGCCATACCTTGCCTTTATATCCATAGGTACTATCAAGAGCAGCAAACATCATGTTTTTTTGATTATCAGAGATATTCATATCATAAGCATTGGCAACGCTCATTTTAATACCAGATTCAATAAGTCCATCAGTAGTTTGTTCGTTATATACTTGATGCTCTTTAGCTTCATAAACAGACACCTTATTCCATAGGGAATCGCGCAATCCAGCATTAAAGGCCTTAAACTTTTCTCTCTGCGTATTATTCGTTAGCTTTTTTTCAGCTTCATTCATGTACTGAGTAAAATCTTTAGTAAATTGATCGGTTAAACCAATTGCATCTTTGCCACGCTTTAGCAATGCACCTTTCTCTGGATCGTTAAGATAAGTGTTAAAATAATTGTTTGCAGAAGTCGTAAAGTCTAATACTGCGCTGTTATCAAGCTTATCTTGCATAACCTGTGCCCGTTCATCTAAAACCTTACCAAACTGGCTAACTTGTCCAGCAACATTACCTCCATATGCATTAATGTCGCTTGAAGCTTGCGCCCTAGCACCGGGCAGTTCAGTAGAAATTGATTGCCTTTGATATTGTGGTACTGTAGGCATCTTAAAACCTCCTACTTATATTTATCTAAAGGATTATTGAATGTATACTTGCTATTGTCACTCGATGAAGTTTTCTTGTATTTATCCATATATGAAGTTGTTCCAGTTAATAAAGTGCCAAATGCGCTTAAATTTCCTGCTTTACGTGCATTACTAGCTGCCGCACGATTAGCACTTGCTGAATTATTATAGTTGGTTTCCTGCGCTTGGTATCCCCAAACCTTATTGGCGGTATTTCTGCGAATATTTAAAGCATCAAGCTCATTTTGGTAAACTGTGTCGGTTAACACGTCAGCAGGACTACCGGCAGCAATGTCAAGGCCATTGACTGAAAAAGCAGCGCGCTGAGAAGCCGCAAACGCTTGTCCACGCCTACGCATTTCTTGTTCTTCTCTTGCTCCGCTTACTGCTGCTTCTTCAGCTTGCCTAGATGCTATTTGTGCATTCTGAGTATCTGCCGCTGCTTGAGCGTTATAAGCTGCCGCTTGAGCATTACCTTGTTGTACGGCTCCGGTTGCGCCAACTACAGTGCTAAGGATAGATAAAGTTCCTGGGTCAAAACACATTAGCCAGCCCTCCTTTATTCAATAGGTTTCGTAATTTTCTCAAGATAAGCTAAAGCCTCATCTTGTCTGGCAAAAAATAGTGTTTCTGATTCATAACGATTTTTATTTTCCTCTATCCAATTATTTAAAGTCGCTCCTAATGTTCTGAACCCTGGTTTCCCCTCATATATGCTATAACCCCAGATCACTAACTCCGTAATATGCTTTTGACGAAATTTAAGAATCTTACAACAAAACAAAGTCGGAAAGCAATCTGGACCGTAAACACACCAAATAGGTTTATTTATAAATTCTTCACGTGAAATATCAATAATCATTGTAACCCTCCTATTTCTATTGGCTATAAATTACCTTTATATATTCGATGAAACAACACTCTATCAATGCCATAAGGTTTGGCATCATCAACGGTGAACCCTAGCCATTTACTTAATCTAATAATAAAATCCTTATCTTGGTGAGCATAGTTCATAATATATTCGTATCGCGTGAGCAGTTCATCAATAACAATCCTGGCTTTACGGAAAAACGACATAGGCAAATCACTAATATCAGGCGTAAATAACAGCCAAAATGAAGCCCCTAATCCATCTGGAACACAGCCATACATACAGACTACCTTGTCATTGTACTCTGCAATATAGCACTCAGAAGAATTGTTAAACGATAATACAAGGGCTTCTTTACCGTCCATCCTGGCAAGGGACCATATTTCCTGACTATCATCAGCCCGAACAATAAAATTGTTTAAATCTTCTATAGTTGCTTTTTTCACATTAAGCATCTAAAGCCACCTTGCTTACAATTGCCAACACTGTAATTGGCAAAGGTTCTGACATTCTAATGCATACACGCCCTTGTCTAGTTGATCCACCAGTCAATGAAATTGTTTTATCACCAGAGAATAAGGCTATCGCAGTATCGTAGTTTTCATTTGACCGCATCTTAAGTTCATACAGCGTATCAAATGTTGATCCTATATAAGCGTTACGGGTATTCTCAACCCTTACCGTGACTTCCGGTATCTTTTTAAATCTAGTTTGAATTGTTCCGTCACGTCCCGGAAAGTCAACATTTAACGTTTCAAGGTCAGCGTTATAAGGCAATCCAACATGCACCTTGCTTGCAGCATAATTGAGAGTTATTGCCCCATCTGTCACCACTAAGTGTGGATGAACATTCCCATCAGCCAGTATTGAAACTTCTTTTCCTTCAAGATGATCAAGCCCACCAAATGCAGCAGTTGCAGTACCATCATAAGAAAGACCGCAATCAACAAAATACTGATCTTCCGGCTGTGTGCTGATATTTCTTGAAGCCATTTGCTCAATGTAACGCTTGGTAACACCATCAATTGTACGGCGAACTATAAACCATACTTCGTCCCGATCTTCACCAGGAATAACAGATACGCTTTCGAAAAAACCGTCAGTTTCGTGTCTATGCCATCCCCATACATTTTGTTCAATCAAGTATGTAAACCCTAATAACGTGCCATCATCACAAACGCACCATAGAATACCGTTAGGCTCTTGTTGGAATGCCCATTCTACAATTTGCCTGTTTCTAAATAAATGCTCAGCTAATAAAGTTAAATCTGATCCCGTATAAGAATCAGATTGAAAGTCATACCCAACATCACGGACAGCAGATCCTTTTTGCTGGGTGTAAAGTATTCTGTTGCCTATAACCAGGGGATCGAGATACGAAGCCCCGTAGTATCCTTGTTGCACTGCGGTAACTGATGTAGGTGTTAATGCCGCATTATCGCCGCCTGCTCCTATCTTCCAGTGCCCTGATGCTGTCATTGCTATAATCTTATCTAAAGCAACTAGTGACCTAATAGCGTTAACCTGACGCGATATTAGCGGCACTGTGACAGCATCATCATCTACTGAAGGAGTAGAAGTTCCAAAGTTATTGTAATCACCAGTTTTACTTCCCCATGGTGTCTGTGGTTCTGCCTTGGTAAAACCATAAAACAGCCTGTTTTGGAAAAACACTACTGCTGCCGGATAGCCACGATAATCAGACCAAGAACCCTCTCGCCATATATCAGTGGCAGTCGTTGCTCCTAACTCTTTCTTAACTGTAGCCGTAGCGTGTGTAGCATCAGTAACTGCAGTAATTTCAACTATTCCCACCGCCGTAAATGAAAACCAAGATAAATCAACATTAGCTGTACCGCTCGACCAAGAGTAAGCACGTAAGCGCAATAAAACTATATCATCTTCAGTTCCACTATCATTTGCATTAAAGTCACCTGCTGAGCTATATGTCCGGAGAACTTTCCATGTCGAACCGTTATCTTCGGATTTTTCTAAATAAATCTTCCCTGACCATGTTCCATGAGTGATTACTTTCCACTGGTCGCGCCCTCTAACACTAGAAGTTGCACCAACTGCACTAAGGCTTGTTGATAGCGCTTGCGCTTCAACATCATGCTCTAACTTCCACAGTGCACCTACATGTAACGAATTAAATAAACTAGCCGATGCTGTCAGAGTTATACTGCCAATAACACCACTAGGTGTAATTGTTGTAGCCGATAAATTAACAGGCATAAATGGACCATCATGGAAAGGGTTTTCTGTTATAGTCCATGATGTATCAGCAAACCTGGATAGCATCATAGGCGCATAGTTAGGATGAGTAAGATAGAGCACATCAGCAGACTGAGTAAACTTTAATCTTGCCAAATCACTCGCAATGTAAGGCGTTACAATCTCGTAAGGAACACCAGGAGAAGATTCTACTTGTCCACCATTACGGTAAAACCTACAGTATAAATGCCCAAATTCAATATTATAGGCTTGTTCCTCGCTGAATTGAAAAGGAATAAGCCTGCTTCTTTTTGTACTATCTTTACTTTCTGCCTTAAAGTATGTTCCCGGCCTATTTGTTGCAGCTCCATGCGGTAATGCGTAAAAATTTTTCATAGTCGATAACCCTGTTGCGTACTTCTCTAAATCTTGCCTAGCATCCATTACAGGGCTAAATTCGCCACCAGTAAAGCTATTTTGCATGATATATAGTGGATTAGAAGCCATTCATATCACCGCCTTGCCGTTATATAGCTTTTTGCTGATCGTGCTTGCTGGTTAGTATGCTTTTTGGGTCCACCTTCAACAGCACCAGCCAGTTTGGCTGATACTATTGCTTGCTGGTACATACTGAATACTTCTTGTGTCCTGCTAGAACTATTAGTAAGCGGCATGGCAAGTGCTAACGCCAGTTTGTATGAAAACGCTTCAACGAACGAAGGGTCAAACAACTCTTCGTTTTCAACACTCATAGTGCATTTTGCGTATGCTTGGTATAGATCACAGCAGATTAGCTTTTCGCTGTCAGTTGAGACTATCTCATACTGATGTGGTATTTCCGGTTCCGTATCATCTACTGTAAAAAGCTTACGCACCCATAGAACTTTTAACGGGTGCTGATAAATATACAGCCATCCTGGTACTTCTTTGTCTGCGGCTGCAGCTAGTAAAATATTGCGTGTAGAGAAATTCCAAGGAAACTCTCTAAGCAATGCATCCCTTGTGCTGGCGTAATGTAGTCGGCATTGTTCAGCTTGTGGGCTAAACTCATCTAAGTTATTTATGATTCCTTGCCCGATTCTGGCCAAGGCTAGATTGCAAATTTCAATTTTGGAAGACATGAATAATTCCTCCCATATATAAATTAGGGGAATGAGCTTACCCATTCCCCTTGTTGCTATTCGGCAGATTCTATTGCTTCAATTAGTGCATCTTTAGTTCTTAAACCAGAGTTGTACACATTCTTTTCTTTGGCGATTGCTTTAAGTTGCTCAAGATTCTTGAGTTGCAAATCGTCACCAGCACACATGCCAACGCCAGTATTACCAACGTCCATTAACTGCTGAGATAATTCTGTAAATGTTTTCGGGTCGTCTTCTTCGTCGATACCATCAAGAACTTCCTGGATTTCACTTGGATTTGTTACTTGCTCAAAATGTTTTGGCGGTTTTACATCGTCAGGTATAGGGTCTGTTAGTGTCCCTTCTTCCCAATAACGACCATTCCATGTGCAGGTAGTTACGCATTTGTATATTTTCATTTGGCACGCTCCTACATTTTGTTAGTAGGTACGGCTTCAGTTAAGAACGCATCTACTTTCCCTGCGGTCATGGCTGCAGTACCAATAACATACTGCAATTTGTGATAATGCTGCATGCCAATAGGCAAGCGCCCTTGATACAAAACAGTTCCTGCGGTTAGTGAAGCAACTGCGGTTGCAGCTACCAACGGAAATGTTTTTGGAGATCCAAACGCTACATCATCATCAGTAATCAAATTGACGGCCAATGTTGCAGATCCACCAGAGGTAAAAGTAGTGTTAACCTTAACACGAATAAACGGCGCTTCAAAGGTGTCACCATCGGCAAGTTGATCAATCGTGTTAGTTGAATCGGTGTTACCTGTTGAGGTTAAAGCCTGGGCATCAGAATAGGTATTCAATAAATCACGCATAGTGAGTCCTCCTTAATAAAATGATAGCTACTATCCCTTATGAGATAGTAGCTTCGGTGCTAAGTAATGCATCGCACATACGAACAGGATCGCCATTAAAATAAAGTTGAGGTGCTTTGCCCATCAGTTCTTGACGGGTAATATACACATTTTTCTTGTCCATCAGCATAATTTGCAGCCAGCTATAAACTAGCTCATTAACATACCAAACAGCACTACCGCCTTTGTTATGAATACGGTTTTGCGCTAGAATAAACTTCTGAATTAAATTAGGCGAAGTATCGGATCCAGAACCAAAAGTAATCAAATCAGAAGTATCAATATTGGCAACACGGGAAACTTTGCGATAGTTTTTAACGGCAATACCTGGTTTCCATTTAAAGTTAGTGCAATATCCATAGTAAGGATTGCCATTTGAATCAACTAAACGCTGCAAACCCATATCTCGAGTATCAAGACCAGCAACACTTCCTTTTGGATAAATACCAGCCATACCCTGACCATTTGCATCGTGGTCTATCAGCCATGCTGATGCATTGTCACTACCAGAACCGCCGGCAGAAATTATTTGATATCCTGGTTTAGTCTTGACTGTGCTAATTTTATTGTATCGAACATCAAGACCATTAAACTCGGCTTCATTTGAATCAGTATTGCCGTAGAAAATCAAACGCGCGCATTCCTGACGGAATCCTTCGGTAAATGCAGCATCTTCGCTAGTACGATATGCTTCTTTGTTTGGTGCCAACGAAAGTGTTTCTTCGTCAATTTCACTGTTATCTTCCAGGATGCAGCAGGTATCAGTTACCTGTTTAGTGCTAGATTTAGACTTCTTAGCACCTTCATTTAAACGGCGCGTTCCTGGCTTTGGAATGCTAGAACGCTGAGTTGTCACGTTACCAGTAGGAAGATTACCTTCCATCCAGCGCATGTCAGCTAGAATTTGATTATCAAGCGCTAATACTTCTAACACTTGAGCCATCAACCCATTAGGATCTTGTCTTGCCTTAATATCAGCTAAAGTTACAGTGTTTGTGCCTACAGTTGCAAATAACTGTATGTCGAATTTAAACTTTGCCATTCTTGTTTGCCTCCCTTATTTATACATTCCTGGACTATTTGCATACTTTGGACCGCTACTTGGCGGCGGTGGTGCATCAACAAACTTCCCTTCGGAAATCTGCTGACCAATTGACTTAAATACCCCAATCATCTTAGGGTGGTTTCCTAGACCGCTATCTGCTAACATTTGAATAAATTCCTTATCGGCGAAACGGCCTAACGTTTTGTTAGCAAGATCAATTTCATCCTGCTTGTACGTTTTAGCGCTTTCTTCATGCCACGCCTTTGCCTGCTCAGTTTGTAACTCCTGCATGCCTGTCATTTGTTTGCTGTACAGATCCATTAGCTTTTGAGCCTGATCCTGAGACAAATTAAGCTCTTTCGCTACAGCATGGAAC